TCCGTCGTCAGCGCGACGGCGCCGGACAGTGGATCGACTACGCGGCCGACGGTGGACGCAGCCTCGCCGACGCGGCCAGCCATGCCCGGCAGACGCGACAGGCCCGCGCCGCCCAGCGTGGCGGCCATCGAGATGTCGGCCGGGATGCCCAGCGGATCAGTGATCATGCTGCGCTTGATGTTGGCCAGCGAGCCGTACTTCTCCTTCAGGTTTTCGCCCAAGGCGTTGAGCGTGCCGGTGTTGGCGCCGAAGATGTCGCCAACGGCATTGGGGATGGCCTCGTACACGCCCTGCCGCTTTCCGGCGGCGACGCTGCGCACGACGTCGGTGGCGGGCGCGAGTACGCCCGTCGCAAGGTTGGCCGCGCTCGTGGGCAGGTTGCGCACCATCTGCGCGACGGTGTCGCCCAGCCCGGCGTTTTCGGTCGCGGCCTTGTCCACGGCCGAGTAGTCAATCGGCACGCTCGGAGCGGTCGGGTTCTTGCGATAGTACGCGTTGACGTTCTTGCCGTTTTCCATGAAGGCGGCACGCGCAGCCGGGTCCATCTCGGCACCACTCTGCGCCTTCTGGGCAGCGGAGGCCATGTTGGCATACGTCTCCGGCTCGAAATGCTCCGAGCGCAGGTACGCGTCCAGCATGCTTTGCTGCTCGGGCGTGTAGCGGAAACCCTTGATGCCCTGCCCCTGAAGGTGCATTCCTTCGGGCGGCGCCTCGAGGACGCCGCGCGTCGTGCCGTTCTGCACTTCGCCGCCACCGCCCTGACTGCCCTCCCAGTTCGTCGCCTTGTTCAGATCGCTGAAGATGCGAGCGCCGCGCTGATCGAGGGCGTTCCACTGGCCCTTGTGGCCCAGCATAGCCGCGTCGTACGCGCCCTGCGTGGTGTCGAGGCGCGACTTGATCATGTTGAGGGCTTCGTTGATCGTACCCGCAAAAGCCGCCGGGGGCGCCGTCAGGTCGAGCTTCGCCTTCCACTGGTCGATGTCGCCCACGTGTCCGGCGCCGCCGCCGACCATGATCTTGCCCAGCTCGTTGGCCACGCCCTGCGCGGCCGTGGCGGCCTTGGCTTTCGCGTTCTGGATGTCCTGATCGCCAAGGCCCGTGCGGATTTCCTGCCACTTGCCGTTGATGAACTCGAAGCGGGTGTTGCCCAGCCGCTGATACTGCTTCCACAGGTCCTCGAGGTGGCCGAGGGCGGTGTTGATCGCGGCCGCGTTCTGGCCGAGCTTGCCACCCGGCCGCGCGTCCACATTCGCGTTGTGGCGCGAAGTCCACACGTCCTGCGTGAGGTCCGGGTATGCCTGTCGTGCAGCGTTCAACGCCTGCGACCAGCGGGGGTTAATCAGTGCGCGCCCGGTGGGCCACTGGAGATCGCCATTGGCGAGCATGCGCGCGTCGGTGGCGATATTCTGCGGCACCGTGGCGAGGTATTCCTCGCCCGTTTTGCTCAGGTCGCCGACAGGCTTGTTCGGCCGTACGTCCTCCGGCGCAACACCGTTTTCCAGAATGAACTTGGCCCGCTCACGCGCAGCGTTTTCCGCCGACGCGCGCGCCGACTGGGCCGACGAGGCGATCTCGGTCTCCTTGCCCTTCTGCTGGAGCGGGGTCGAGGAAGGAAGCGGGCCCTGAAAAACGGGAATGGACGTAGCCATGATTAAACTCCGTAGACGTCAGCCGCGCCGAAGCCGTAGTGGTCGTCGAAGGCGCGCTTGGCCTGCTCCTGCGCCGCCGGGTCTTGGTTATTGGCGAGGAAGTCCTTGAGCGCGCGCTGCTCCTGAAGGAAGCGCATGCGGGCTGCGGTGTCCTGCGGCGAGCTGCCGACGGGCGGCTGGTAAATGGCGTTGCCATACACCTTGTTGTGCGAGGCGCCCAGCGGGTCGACGGTGGCGCGGGCGATGGGCCCCTGCGGCTTGTCGATGGCCGCGACCACGCGCGCTTCCGGCGCCATGGCCAAGCGGCGGTTCTTGAAGAACTCGTTCTGCATCGCGTTCTTCTGGGTCGTGTACGACTGCTGCAACGCCATGAGGGCCGCCGCGCGATCATCCTGAGCCTTGCGCGCGGCCGCTTCCATGTTCGACAGGGCGGGCGCCACATTGGCCATCACCCCGCCGAAGCTGGGGCGGATCATCGGCGTCCCGATAGCGGCCGCCAGATTGAAGAGCTGCTCCGTGCGGGACGGGCCAAAGCGGCGCGCTTGGATGTTCTGAAGGCCCGCGTTGTACTGCGAAGCGAGGCCGCTCAGGCCCTGCTCGTACGCGGCCTTTTCCTCGTCCGTGAGCGCGCGGCTGTTGGCCAGAAACGCCTGAGCTTCAGGCATCTTCGCCGGGCCGGGAAGCGCGCCCGAGGGCGCCTGTGCGGGGGCGGGAGAAGCAGTATCGGCCACGGTGGTCGGTCCTTGTGCTAAGGCAGGCGGCGGGGCGCCCGCCGACCCCCCGCTGGAGAGGGGGCCGTTATACGTCGGATCGGGCAGTCCTTCAACGGAGATGTTGTGCGCGTTGCGGTACTGCTCCAGCTCCGGCACTGTCGCGTCGGGAAGCTGGGACGCGTAAAACCGCTTCCAGTCGTCAAGGGTCATGGCGGTCATTATCCGAGCAGCCCTGCCTGTTGCAGCGCCGACAGCGCGCCAGCGCCAAGGGCGAGGCCGCTGCCGATGTTCTGCGCCGTGCTGGTGGTGGGCACCGCGTTCGGCACGATGCCTTCCTGCGACGTGCTGGAGGGCACGCCCGAATAGACGCCCTTGAACGTCGCCAGCGCGTTGTTGATCTGGTCCTGCGTGTATCCGCGCTGGGCGAGGAAGTCCGCCCGAGCCGCGTCGAGGTTCTGCTGGTTCAGGGCCTGCTGCTGCGCGCCCACGCCCGTCACCGCGCTGGCGCCGGTCAGACCCTGCTGCTGCGCCTGCTGGCCGAGGTTGGCCATCGTCGAGGCCGTGTTGAGGCCACTCGTGACATCGGCGTTGGCAAGGTTGCCCGCCGTCGCGCCGAGCTGGCCCATGCGCGACAGGTCAGCCGCCGAGGCCGTCAGGGCGCCGTTGTAGCCCGACTGCAACGCGGCCGACTGCTGAGCGAGGATGTCCGCATTGGTGTCGCGGACGGCGCGGGCGGTGTCGGTCAACATGCCCGAAGGTGCAGCCGACAGGCCGCCGCCGCGCGTGGCGCCGCCGAGCTGGCCAGCGCCGATGTAGCGCCCCTCGATGGCGGGCATGATGTTCTCGGTCAGGTTGCGCGTGCCCAGATCAGCGATGCGGTTGACCACATCGTTGGTGTACGGGTTCATGTACTGGCCGATGTTGGCGACCGAAGTCTGGCCAGCTTGGTTGAAGTAGGGCTGCGCCGCGCTCAGGCCGGTGGGCGCCTGCATGGTGTCGGCCGTCTTGGCCATGGCGGCGCCGAGCGCGGGCTGATAGGCCGTGGCGGCCTGCCCGGTCATGTCGAAGCCCTGCTGCTGGGCGGGGGTGAAACCGGCCACGCGGGGCATGGGTGCGGGCTGGTACGGCAGTGCCGACACGGCGCTCTGCTTGGCCAGCAGGTCCATGGCGTAGTTGCTGTACCAGTCGGGCAGCACCGTCTGGCTGGTGGTGGACGTGACCGCCGAACCAGCCGGGATGTTCCCGTTCACCAAGAAATCAGAAACGGCCATTACACGCGACCTCCAGCCAGATACGCTTCCGGCGACTTTGCGTTAACACTGAATTTACCTTGGGCCAGATTGCGGCCCTTCTGCTTGCGCAAGTTGACCCGGAACTGGTCGAGCTTCTTGGCGCCTGCCTTGCTCGAACCGTCGCCCAGCAGGGCTACCGTCTCCGCGTCCATGACATACTCGCCGTCGGACAGCTTGGCGGGGATGCTGTCGCTGCGCCCGGTGCCGGGCCCCTCGACGGCGAACTGCTCGCGCGGTGCGTGCGCGCGCGGCTGCACACCGAAGCCGCCGCCGTGCGCCATGTGGGGCGTGTGCCCCGGCTGCGGGACGTAGCCCGGCGCGCTCGTGTTGAAGAAGCTCTGCTCCGGGTGCATGCCGTACTCGTACCAGTTCTGGTCGGGCATGACGTTGGCCGTACGCTGGGCGACACCGCCGGGCAGCGTGGTCGCGGGCAGAGAGGCAGAGAAGACGGGGCTGAGCTTGCCGACGCCGAGGCCGGTGTAGGGCGTGCCGCTCGAGCCAGACACGGCGCTGCCCAACAGCGACGAGCCAATGGCACCGGCCTTCAGCGCGGCGATGGCTTTGTCGAGGGTCGTGGAGTTGCTCGGGGTGGACGGATTGGTTGCATCCGCCGTTTGCTGCAACGCGTTGATGGTGTCGGCAACGCTGATCGGCGCCGTCGCCGCAAGGACGGGGCTGACGGAGGGCGGCGGCGGCGTTAGGGGTTTAGGGGCGTTGACCGTAATGTCAGCCGTGGTCGCATCCGAAGGCGCGGCGGCAGCGGCATCGGCCGCCGCAGGCTGCATGGCAGCCGCGATAGCAGGCAGCGCGGCCATACCCGCCGCGCCGAGCCCGGAACCTACGCCAAGGCCGCTGGCCGCGACAGGAGCGTGCGAAACGAGGATTTCGGGAGCCGCCTCAGCCGCAAGCGTTCCGGCGCCCGCCGCGCCGCCCGCCATGCCGCCAAGCGACGGCGCGATGTTGGCGGCCAGATCGGCTGCGCCAGCCAGACCAGCCGCGCTTGCGGCGCCTGCCCCCAGCGACGGCACGATGCTGGCGGCCAGATCAGCGGCCCCAGCGGTTCCAAGGGCGCCGGACAGAGGCGCGGCAGCCAGCGCGTCGAGGGCGCCAGCGCCCGCCGCGCCGCCTCCAGCGGCTCCGGCAGCACCGGCCCCGAGCAGCGCGGGGGCCGCAAGAGCCGCGCCCAGCGGCAGCCCGAAGCCGAGAGCTGCCGCGATCAGCGGGTTGAAGTTGTCGTGCAGCACAGGCGTCTGTTGGGCGATGTTGGTCCAGTCAGTGCCGCCGGGGTTCGTGTACGACGGGGTGCCTTCGGTGACATACCATTGCGATTGATCGCCCTGCTGCTTGGCGAGGTTTGCAATCAGACCGGGCAGCGCGGTCTTGGCATCGCTGCCCGTCCCGCTGTACAGCACCTTGCCGGTGGCGCCATCCCGAAGCTGATACTGGTTGGCGTCCTGCACCGAAAACGGGATGCTCTGATTGAGCTGCGGGCTGAAGTACGACAACTGCGTGCTGGGCGACGCGGGCGTCATCGGGCTGGCCGCGAGCTGCGCCTGAAGATCAGACAGCGCGCCGCTCAGCCCGGACAGGCCCGGCAGCACATAACTGTTGGGATCGAGGGTTGCCATCAACCTTCCCCTTCAAGCATCGGGTACGCACGCATGGCCCACTCTCGCCAATCAGTGAATTGAAACGGGTTTGGTGGGTTGCGCTGCGCAAAGGGCTGCGCGCGTACAAAACCTGCCGCCCACTGCTGCCAATCGTTTTCATCGATCAGACGGCCGAAGGACCAAGCGTCACCGACGGACAGTACTACACTGTCTGCCCAGTCGCGTAAAGTCATGCCGCGCGGATCAATCACCCGATCACCGTCCCATCGCCCGGCTGCACGTGTCCGAGGATCAGGCCCATCTCGTAATTGCCGCCCACCGTGTTGCTGGCGAAGCGGAAGCGCAGCTCGCGCCGCTGCTCCTTGAAGTAGACCACCTGCTCCTGCGGCGTCTGCGGGTTCTCGGGGATAACCTTCTCCTCGCCGTTGACTTCCGGCGCGCGGGCGTTGGCTCGGCCCATCACCTGCACGGTCAGGTCGCCGCTCTGGACGAAGTCAGGCTCCATGACCAGCACTTGGATCGCCCGGTTGGTCTGGCTCTGCACGGGCAGTGACAGGTCGGCCGTCTCGAAGTAGGACAGGATGGGGTTGACCGTCAGGCCGTCCACTTCATCGGTGCCGACCTCGTGCACCCACATGCGGTACTCCGCGCTGGTGTCCGGCAGCACGCCCGACATGAGGGGATTGCGGAAGACGGCCGGGAACAGGCCCGCGCCGCGCCCGGCATTGGGCAGCTCGGTGTCGTACCACGTGTTTTCGCGCACGTTGTAGATGACGGCGTGGTTCGGCTCGACGCTGTCGCCCTTGGGGAAGCACCACCAGATTTCGCCGAAGCGCGGCACCTTCATCGCGAACACCTTCTGGCGCTGCGAGTAGTTCAGGTTGTCGAAGAAGAAATTGAGGTTCAGGTTGTTCTCGACCTCGCGCACGACGCCGTTGAACATCAGGAAGCGGTCGGTGCCGATCCAGTAGAAGATGCCGTCATACTCGATGACCGACTGCGCGGACAGGATCGACGACTGGGCCGTGATCGTGTCGAACTGGAACGTGGGCGTGCCGCCGACGTACGTCATGCGGATCAGCGCGTCGGCCGACCAGAGCAGGCCGGAGGGGCTGTTGCCGGGCCCTCCGCGCAGGGGCAGGCCGCGCACGATCTTCTGGCCCGTGACATACGCGTTGCCCGCGCCGGAGCCGGTGAAATCGGTCGGGTCGCCCGGCACAGACCACATGACGTACCCATCATTGCCGAAGCCGACGGTGTAGGGGTGCAGCGCCACGACGCCGCCCGTGATGCTGTAGTTGGCCGGGAAGTTGGTGATCTCGGTCAGGGGCGCGGTGCCGAACTCATCGCCGTAGAAGAGCTGGCCGCCCACGCTGTTGCAAATGCAGCTCAGGTTCGGCGCCACCTGCGCCAGCAGCTTCAGGCCGCTGCCGCCAGCCGTATCGACGTCGAACTGCCACAAGTTGCCCGCATTGGCGACGAGCGTGGTCGGTGTCCGGTCGCTGATGACGCTGGTGTTGAGGTTGCCGTCGATGAAGAAACGCTCGAGCTTGTTGGCAGACCCGGCGTGGATGTAGGTCAGCAGATCGAGGGTGTAGCCGTGCAGGGTGCGCGCTACGCCGGTCAGGTACTTGTTGATCGAGCGGTAGCCGCCGATCTTGCGCGGCAGGCCGCGCTGGAAGCGGACCCACTGCCCGTCCACGTACTGGTCGCCCTCGAAGCGCGTGCCATCGCGCTTGATGCCCGGCAGCGACCTGATCTGGATGATGTTCTCGGCCATGGGCGCCCCTTACGTGTACGAAAAGCTGATCTGGCCACGTGCGCCGGTACCCGAAATCACGCTGCCGGTGTCGGTCCCGCTGCCCCCGCCACCGCCGCCGGGTGCCGAGCCGTTGGCTGGAGCCACGCCGCCAGCGGCGCCACTCGCGCCTGCGCCGCCGTCGCCGCCGCTTGCGCTGCTGAGCCCGGCCGTGCCAGAGGTGTTGGTGTCACCGCCGGAGGCCGTGCCGCCCGCACCGCCAGTGCTGGTCGTTCCGCCTGCACCGCCGTTGGCGGTCACGCTCACAGAGCCGCCAGATACCGTTCCGGTGACAGATGAGGCGTTACCCGAAGTACCAGTGCCCGCCGTCGTTCGGCCGCCTACCGCGCCGCCGACGGTGTACGTGAACGTGTTACCCCCGACCACCGCAATGGTTTTGACGCTGCGCGCGCCGCCCCCGCCACCGCCACCGACCGTGGTCGAGTTGAAGCCGCCCGCGCCGCCGCCGCCGTCCACCGTGATGACCACCTGCGTCGCGCCAGTCGGAACCGTCTCGGTCGCGGCGGTGCCACGGGGATAGGTGTTGGTGACGGGCGTGAAGCCGCCCACGGCGCCCATCAGCGCCATGTGGATGCCGCTCATTACGACACCCCCGCGCCCGAGATGATCGCCTCGCTTGAACTGTTGAACCAGATCGTGGCCACGCCGCGCGCGGCCAGCGTGCGGTTGCCGGTGTTGGTCGTGCCTGCCTGCCGCAGCGTGAGGCTGGTGCCCTGCGTGATCGTCACAGCCGAGGCGCTGTCGTTGTAGATCGAGACAGCGTCACCGGCCGAGAAGGTGGCGTTGGGGATGGTGATGCCTGCCGCCACCGCGATGACCTTGCCGACGTCACCCGTAGTAGCCGTGCCGCTGGTGGTCGAGCGCGGGATGTTGCGGTAGCCGATCACGACGCCGTCGATGGTCGCTCCGCTGGCGACGGACGTCACCGAGCCGCCCAGCGTCAGCGACCCGCTGCCAGTGACCGTGCCGGTAAGGGTCAGGCCGTTGGCCGAGCCGGTTCCGCTGACCGACGTAACGGTGCCCGTGTTCGAGGTGTAGCCCGAGGGGTTGCTGGACGGATACGCGCCCAGCGACGTGAGGGCGGCGGCGGCCGTGGTCGCGCCCGTGCCACCATTGGCCACGGGCAGGGCCGCGCCAGACAGCGTCACCGCGAGCGTGCCCGAGGTCGTGATGGGCGAGCCACTGACGCTCAGGAAAGCGGGCACCGACATGGCTACGCTGGTGACCGAGCCGCCGCCGCTACCCGCGCCGATGGCCGCGCGGAACGACGCGGCGTCCAGCGCGCTGACCGTGTTGTCCGCGTTGAAGCGCGGGAAGGTGACGGCCGACGGGTTGGCGATGGTGAACAGGTTGTCGCCCAGCGTCGTCGAGCCGAGGCTGGCGCGCGCGGCGGCGGCCGTGGTCGCGCCCGTGCCGCCGTTGGCCACCGGCAGCGTGCCGGTTACCTGCGTGGTCAGGCTGACGCCCGAGAGCGTGCCGCCCAGCGTGAGGTTGCCGCTGCCGGTGACGGTGCCCGTCAGGGTCAGGCCGTTGACCGTGCCGGTGCCCCCAACCGACGTGACGGTACCGACGTTGGTCGTATAGCCCGACGGGTTGCTTGCCGGGTACGCGCCCAACGACGTGAGGGCGGCGGCGGCCGTGGTCGCGCCCGTCCCGCCGTTGGCCACCGGAAGCGTGTCGGTAACTTGCGTGGCAAGGCTGACGCCCGAGAGCGTGCCCCCGAGCGTCAGCGATCCACTCGCGGTGACGGTCCCGGTCAGCGTGATGCCGTTGACCGAACCGGCGCCGCTGACGGAGGTAACAGTGCCGGTGTTCGACGTAAAGCCCGACGGATTGCTCGCCGGGTACGCGCCCAGCGACGTGAGGGCGTCGGTCGCCGTGGTGGCGCCCGTGCCGCCCTGCGCCACGCTCAGCGCGGTCGTCAGGCCCGACAGCGACGTGATGTCGCCGTTAGCCCCCGATGCGGCCGCGCCGATGGTGGTGCGCACCGTGGCCCCCGAAGTGGCCGTGACGATGGCGTCTGCAAAAGTGGTGATGCCGAGGTTGAGCCGCGCGCCGGACGCAGTGGTGGCGCCCGTACCGCCCTGCGCAACGGTGATGGGCGTGGACAGCGAGGTCGGGTCAGATGCCAAGATGACGTTGGTGCCGTCGCAGTAGTAGATGCCCTTGGCACCCTGCTGCACCTGCGTCGGCACGCCGCCAGCGATCTTGACGTAGAAGTTGAACGAGCCGGTCGTGGCGTTGGTGATCCAGTACTGCTGCACCGTGGCCGGAATGATGATGTAGACGTCGCTCGTCAGCGTGCCGACGAACTTGTAGGAAATGCGGTTCAGCTCGGAGCCGGAAAGCGTGTAGTTGCCCCCAGTGACGTTGATCGACGTGTAGTCGAAGGCGAAAACCGCCTGCTGGCCGAGGCCAATCGTGTACCACTTCACGCCGTCGGTGATGACCGTGCAGCTATCGCCGGGGTGCAGCGTGAGAGTAGCGCCGCCATCGATCACCTCGGTGCCCGCCGGATCGATAGTCAGGTCGCCGCCGCCAGCGTTGCGCACCAGCACGAAGAAGTTGTTGCCAGCCGACGCCGCCGCCAGCAGGTTGAGCGTACCAGCGCCCGAGCCGTTCCAAACGAAGGTACCCGCCCGGTTCGACGACGCGAGGGTCAGGCCCGTGGTCGAGAAGGTCGTAACGGGCAGGGCCTGCGACAGCGTCGCCCCAGTGACGGTCAGGCCGAAGCCAGCCAGCGCCGACGGCTGCACCGTCGCGGTCGAGGCGCCATAGCGGAACACGCGCCACGTCCCGGCGGGCGTGGTGGTCACGGCCAGATAGAGCTGCCACTGCTCGCCGTGCGCGACGGTGGCGAGTGTGTTGCCAGCGAAATCCTTGACGTAGAAGCTGTACGATCCGCTCAGATTGTTGAACAGGATGGTCTGCCCGGCCCCGGTCAGGGTGGCGTCGGGCATGATCACGCTGAAGCCGGACGCGGTCGGCGTCACGTCAATGATGCGCGCGGCCGGGTCTTCGGTGCCCGAACTCTCGAGCGGCCATTCCAGCGGATTGTCCGCGCTCAGCGACAGCGCGAGATAGGACACGTCCGAGGGGTAGATGGTGGTGCCGCCGAATACGTTGGTGTAGCTCATGGCTTACGCTTCCTTGCGAGTAGATGCGCGGTCGAGGATTTTGGCCAAGTCCTCGCCGTTGAGCATGGCTGCGGCGCGGTCGTAATACGTCTGCCACGTGCCGATGCGTTCGTCGTTCTTCAGGAACGGCGTGGCCTCCAGCAGCGTGGCGTACAGCAGGAGCTGCGGCGCGTATTCCGTCAGCCAGTTGGTCTGGATTGTGTCGTCGAGTAGCGGGGGCAGCTCGTAGTACACGATCTCGAAGGGGTAGGCCTGATCCGGCGTGGGCGCGATCAGCCAGTGCGTGTAGTCGTAGTCGCAGTAGAACAGCGGCTGCGCGGTCTGGCTCTCATCCGGCCAGTACGAGCGCACGTACTCGTACACGCGGGTGAACAGCGGCGTGCGGTTGGCAAGGGCCGGACCGCTGCCGAAGTTGATCGACACGGTCTCGCGCCAGCGGTCGGGCTTGTCATAGACCGACTGGCCCGGAACCATGCTGCCCGAGACGACGGCGATGAAGCCCTGCACCTTCAGCTCGCGCGCGATGCGACGCTCCGCGAGGTTGATCAGGCGCGGGATTTGCTCGTACACCACTGCGTCGGACGCAAGGGTAGCGCCGCGCTCGAGGTAGCGACGCACGTCCTGTTGCAGGGTCTCGAAGGTCATCGTGGTCGCCATGGCGGGTCCTTATAGCACTACTGGGCGATTTTGGTAGTGCCAGCGTCCGGGGCTGCCGCGTTCAGCTTCACCGCCCAGTCGTGCACCACCAGAAGTCGGCGGGTGTTCTCCACCAAGATTTTCAGGTCGTCGGCCGTCACTGCAACAAGCTCGGCACCTTGACCGGGTCCGTTGCCGCCTTGGGCACCGCCACTACCGGGGGCGGCGGGGGCGGCGCAGCCATCGGCGCCGGGTGCGAACACCCGGTGAGTAGCGCGGTAAGCAGCAAGGCGCCGATCATAATCAGCAGCAAGTACAGCGTCGTGGTTGTCGGCTTCATTGGCCCGCTCCTTGTATCGCTGCTCAGCGGCAGCCTTTTGCGCCAGCGCCGCCTTCAGGTTCGCGTCGCTGGCCGCCTTCATGTCGTCGATCTGCTTGTTCTTCTTGATCACCAGAGTGCGCTGCTTGGTCGCCTCGGCCTTCCAGTGGTCGGCGTGCGCGGCCGTCAGCCACGCGACGAAAAGCGCCCCGGCCGCGACAGCCCACGCCGGGTTGCGCCGGGCCCAGTCGAATAGACCGGCCAGCGCCGAGCGGCCGAAGCCGAGCAGCTTAAGCAGCAGCGGGAGGAGGGCCATTGCTCTTGTCCTCGTTCCACAACACCAGCAGGATGCCGACCACGGCCGCCGTCTTGGTGGCGTAACCGCCCCACTTGTCGTTGATCGTGGTCAGGTACGGCGCGATCTGACTGGCGACAGCCGACGCCGTCGTCAGCAAGACGCCAATCTTGGTGCTGAACTGGCGGCTGCGGACAGCCCACGCCTCATTGAGCTTCTCGAACATGCTACATCATCCTGAGTGCGGCGCCCTCGATAACATCCACGCGGGCAAGCCAGCCTTTGCCGAATGTAGCAAACGTGGGGCGCGAGTGATAGTAGGCGCGGCGGAGGGCCAGATACTGCTGGATCAGGGGGCCGAGCCCCCGCTTGGTGGCGGCCTGCTGGAGCGCCTTGAGCGTGCCATCACCGATGTGCCCGTCGGCCACTGCGCCGACCACCTGTTGAAGGTCGCGCGCGGCGCGCGACGGGCCGCCATTCACCGCCCAGTCGAAGACGCACAGCGCCATAGCCGGAGGCAGCCTATCGCACGCGCACGCCTGCCAGAACTGCGCGCGGTACAGGGGCGTGACGTCGGCAACGGTCAGCGCGCGCATGTCGTTTACCGACACGCCGTGCCCAACCCACGCCTCCCAGACGCGCTTGGTGACGCCCAGATTGGTGGCGCCACCGGGGTCGGCCGGGTTGTTGGTGAAGCCACCCTCTTCGCCGAGGGTGACGCTCAGGCAGCGGGGAAACGCGTCGGTCATTCAGCCACGACCTCCCCGCGAAAGTATGCCTTCCCGTTCACCACCTGACACAGCTCAGGCTGGAGCAGCGCGCCGCCGCTGAACGTCAGCACCGCGAAGCCAGAGCAGGCCTGCGACGGGCGGCCGCCCTGATATTCGAACTGGGGGCCGTCGAGGTCAGCGATGGTGCCCGTTTGCACGCCGTATCGGCGGCCGCGCAGGTCGTGGAAGGGCTTGCACTCAAGGGCGTGCGTATGGCCCGTGACCGTGGTCACACCCGCCTTCATGGCGTTGTTGTAGCCCGCGTGGATGCCGTTGGCGAAGTTGTGGAACACCACCACAGGGTCGTGGCTGTTCTGGTTGAGCCAAAGGCGGTGCATCATGTCCCAGCCGGGGAAGTGGTCCTCGAGGCGGGTGCCGTGCAGGCCCGCGAACTCGGGCGCCTTGACCACCAGCGTGCGTTCGAAGCGCTGGTCATGGTTGCCCACGCACCACACGCGCTCGCAGCCCTTGGGCAGCGCCTGCTCGATCTCGGCCACGCGCTCTTGGCACGCCTCCAGCTCCTGAACCGGGATGGGCAGCGTGCACCAGCCGAGGGGCGGGTGCCGGGAAATGGACGCACCGTCGAAGACATCCCCATTGAGGATTTTCATTCGGGGCTTCACCTTCTTGATGACGGCGAGCAGCGCCCGGTGCGCGAGAGGCTCGATGCCGGGCCAGTAGTGATGGTCCGAGGAGATGACCACGGAGCCGGTGAAAATTTCCCGGCTATCGCCCATGGGAAACACCCAACCCGTGGTGTCGAAGCGCTCCAAGTTGTGCAGCTCGAGCCACTTGTCGTAACGGTGGCGCAGGGTGTTGCGATCCATTTTCGCGGCTCGGGCGGCAGTCTTGATGCTGCCGTGCTGCTTCACCAGTTCATACGCTTCGCGCATCTTATCTTCGGACAGCGGGGGAGTTGGCATAGTGCGCCTCGCAATGTTCGGGGGTGCGGGCCTGCCTTAGTGAAACAGGCCCAGCTTATAGGCAGCAAAGCTGCCGATGGCCGACGCGACGCCCAGCAGGAAGCGGTCGAGCCAGATGGTGGTTTCCTTGGTCTTGGCCGCCCCGCTTTCGAGGGCGGTGACCCGGTCTTCGATCTTCGAAACCAGCTTGAAGGCACGGTTGAGCGCCTCGCTGGTCTGTTCGAGCTGCTGCTCGACTAGCGCCAGCTTGGTCAGGGCCTCGGACATCTTGTTCAAGACGGCCTTCATCTCGACCATGTCGGAGTGAAGCATGTCAATCTTGACCTGAAGGGCGGGGGTTTCGAGGCTCATTTCAGGTTCCGCAGCTTGTAGATGGTGGACTGGTAGACGTTGGCGACCGTGTCCAGCAGGTTGCCGACGCCGCTGTTCTTGCCGCAGATCGCGTCGTGGTTCTCGTCGATCCACTTCTGGTCGCCCTCGAGCAGTTTCAGCACGTCGCGCGCAGCCATGTCCGGCGACGGGATGTTGCCAATGAGGTCAAAGGCACCCTGATACGCCTCCACGACGGCATCCAGCGCGTCGATCACGTCCTCGTAGAAGGAGCCCAGCGCCATGTGCTTGGCGAAGCTGCCGGTGCCGGTAGCGCGCCAATGTTCGAAGTGGGCGACGTTGCGGGCGTAGAAGACCCGGCTGATCAGTTGTTCAATCACGTTTCATTCTCCGTTGGAACAGCGCTGGCGGCGGGAGACAAGCGCCACCAGCGCTGCCACAACCCGAGTGGAGCACGCCTCGGGTGTTCATGCAGACAGTGGCGTATCGGGGCGCGGATACTGGAGCGCGATGGCTTCAGGTTGCCGCGCGGGCAGACGGTAGGGGTCGTAATTGTCGAGGTCGTCCTTGCACACGCGCAGGCCCGGATAGTTCGGGTCGGGGTACAGGTCGTCGAGGCTCATCTTGCGGCTGCACCGGCCGCAGATGCCGATGCCGAGGGTAGACTTGCCTTGCGTGTCGAGGAAGATCGGCATGGGCTTACCTCGTGTACGGCGCGATGTTGGGAGCGATCATCATGGGCGAGTTGTCGCGCTCTTCGGCCTGCGCGACGGCCAGAGCCTGCGCCGCCTTGGCGTCGAGGATCGGGATCATCTGCGGATCGACCTCGGTCATCTCCATGGCCATCTTGGCGGCCAGCATGGCCACCAGCGCTTCGTACCAGCGCTGGGGTACCTCGACCTGCTGCGACATGGTGCCCACGTCCATGATGTGCCGCTGCACCCACGTCACGACTTGGTAGACGGTGGCCTGCGCGTTGGGCACCGGCCACAGGTTCAACACGGGCGACTGGGCCTGCCGGTCGAGCCAGAATTGGAGCGGACGGTTGGACTGGAAGGTCTTGTTGGGGAGGTTGGTGTAGTCATCGCGGTTCATGCGCGCCATCGGGATTTCCGTGGGCATGTTGCCGGTGAAGATTTGGCTGAAGCCGAGCGTGCCGCTGATGGCCACGACGCGGAAGTACTGGGTCGGGACGCTGCTTTCCAGATCAAACCACGTCCATTCGCCTGCGGCGGCCGTCTGGTCTTCGTTCTGGATGATGGTCCAGTTCACCCGGTCCACGCTGCGCTGGAGCGACACGGGTACGGCGGGGGACGTCCAGCGGATGCCGATGGTGCTGATCGCCACGGCGCTGCCGAAGTCGATGTCGTGAACCGTTGACGTGTCGATGGCCGTGCCAGTCACCTGCTGCAACGAGCGCAGGTTGGTGTTCAGCAGATCGACCGTGCCGGTGTAGGTCGTGATGGTCGGCGTGCCCTCGTACAGCGGGTAGATGCACTTCTGGATGCACCACAGGGGCGTGCCCTGATTGGCCAAGTCCGACAGCAGCAGGTAGAGCTGGTCGTTGGCGATGCTGATCGTCTCGGCCGTGATCTGCTCGGCAGGCACACGGCAGCGGCGCACCGCGTTGTCGATGACACGCTGCGTCGTGAAAACCGTCTGGGATACCGTGTTCGAATAGGCCATGGGTTGCTCGCTGGTTCAGGACAGCAGCTTACCACTCCGGGCGAGCATCTCTGGCAGGGTTGACATACCAAAAGCCGCGCGAGCTGTAAACGCTACTCGTACGGCATAGGCTGCCGGGGAGAGTTCGAAATGGGCATGGGCACGCGCCCGGCTTCGGGCGGCGTAGGCATAGGCTCGCGGGCGGCGGACGCGAAAGGCATCGCGCCGCGAGGAGCGTGGGGCGCGGCGGGCATCGGCTCGCGCGGGCCCGGTGCCACGCCCGCGCCGCCGGGGCGCAGGTCGTTCGGGTGGAAGGGGTAGAGGTAGACGAAGGTGTCGTAGAACGTGTTCCGGCTGACGAACAGGCTGGGGTACAGGAACTGAGGATAGCTCAGTTGCGCGACGTAGAACGTGTTCTGGTTGACGAACAGCGCAGGCGAGATCGTGTTGCGCGCCGTAAGCGCCGGGCTGTAGATCGCGTTGGGGTTGACGTACAGCGACGGCGCAAGCGTGACCGGGCCCGGAACGACGGTGGGCCCGTAAATCACGTTGACGTTGCTGTAGAGGCTCGGGGCCAGCGTGACCGGCCCCGGCGTCACCGTCGGCGCGTAGAAGCTGTTCGCGTTGACGTACAGCGACGGCGCGATGATGTCGGTCGAGGTGACCGTGGGCGCGTAGAAGCTGTTCGCGTTGACGTACAGCGACGGCGCGATGATGTCGGTCGAGGTGACCGTGGGCGCGTAGAAGCTGTTCGCGTTGACGTACAGCGACGGCAACAGCGTGACTGCGCCGGGCGTGACCGTCGGGCTGTAGAAACTGTTTGCGTTGACGTACAGCGACGGCGCCAGCGTGACTGCGCCGGGCGCAACCGTCGGGCTGTAGAAGGTGTTGGTGTTGACGTACAGCGCAGGGGCGAGCGTGTTGCTCTCCGACAATGCCGGGCTGTAGAAGGTGTTCGTGTTGACGAAAAGAGACGGCGCAAGGGCGTAGGTTACCGAAACCGTCTGGGTGTAGAAGCTGTTCGTGTTGACGAAGAGCGCGGGCGCCAGCGTCACCGCGCCCGGCGTCACCGTGGGCGTGTAGAAGCTATTCGGGTTGACGTAAAGCGCCGGAGCGAGCGTGTTGCTCTCCGACAGCGCCGGACTGTAAAAGGTGTTTGTGTTGGCGAAGAGCGCAGGCGCAAGGGCAATCGCGCCCGGCGTGACCGTCGGGCTGTAGAAGGTGTTGGTGTTGACGTAGAGCGACGGCGCCAACGTCGTCGCGCTTGCGGCGGAGATGTCGGCGAACGGACCGTTGGCGAACGGGCCAAAGCCAAACGAGGAGCCACCTACATTCGGCACTGCCCTACTTCCCTTCTCGCCTTACGCGTTCAGATCACGAACTCCACGTCTCCGCCGGAGCTTGCGGGAACTCAACCGGCGCCGAGGGGGCGTTCACCGCGATGGCCCGAAGGGCCGCACGATACACCATAAACTCGTCCTTGTTAAGCAGGTGCGGACTGGAGGCCGGATCGGTTACGCTGGGGATTTCGACCCAGTCGGTCTGCTGGAGCAGCCGCGCGGCCTCCGCCTTGTTGGCCGCGCTGGTAGCCGCCGCCTTGGCTGCGGCTTCCGCCGCATCGAGGTCGGCCTGCGACGGCTGGGGGCCGAGTTTCGTTGTATCCCAATGCAAGATTTGATCCGCACCACCTTCCGGGATGCCGGTCATGAAATCGGCAGCGACCCAAGAAATGCTCTTGGCCTTCAGATAAGCGATGATCTGATCGTTAAGCATTCAACCCTCACTGCAACGCGTAGGCATAAATAGTGCCACCGGACAGGCCGCCAGAGGCCGAGATCACAATGCCCAGATTGCTCGACAGGAACGACGAGTTTCCGCCGCCGATAAAGTACGAGGTATTGGACGCATCGGTAAGGATGCCCACGCAGGACGCGCCGCCACTGAAGAAGCCCGACGGCGCGAACGGCCCTTCAAGCCGCAAAAACCCATTTACGGATGAAGAACCAAAGGCGCTATTGAAAATGGTAAGCGCGCTGGCACCAGAGCCAGTACTTCCGGCAGGCATACCGAAGTTAAGGTACATATCCTGAAAAGAGTATCCGCTAGTTACAGTAGAGCCGAGGTTGACGAACTGAATGGTAAGCGTGCCACTACTGTTTACGTTTTCAAAGATCAGCAGGATACGATTAGTCGGAGTACCAGAGCCACTCAAAAAAATAGTGGTCGGGCTGCTAAAAACAGAAGTAGAGCCAAGGTAAGTAAGGCCCGAACTACCGCCGCTGGAGGCAATAGTGATCGAGCCGGAGCCGTTGGTGATGCTGATCCCGCTCCCCGCAGACAGGTTGGCGAGCGTGTACCCGGACCCGTTGCCGATCAAAAGCTGGCCGTTTGCAGGAAGGGCCGTGTTGCCGGTGCCGCCGTAGGCGTAGGTAAGCGTGCCAAACGTGGGCGCGCCGCTGCCATTCGACAGCAGGGGCTGGCCGCTGGAGCCAGCGGCGGTGAAGCCAAAAGCCGTACCAGTCCCGTATGCAACAGCACCGGAGGTAGGCGTGGAGGTCGTGTTCGTGCCGCCAGACGCGATGGGGAGCGTGCCGGTGGCGAGCGTAGAGGTAGACGTCGCGTAAAGCGCGCCGTTGTTCGTGAACGGCGTGGCACCGCTGAGCCCCGTACCGCCCTGCGAGGTTTCAAGACGGGGGGCCGTCGTGACTGCAAAGCCACCCACCGAGTACCACTGGGTCGTGCTGATAGCCACGAAAGTCAGCGCGCTGCCCGCCGCAAGCGCGGTGGCGGCGTTGGTGGCCAGCGTGTTGATGTTTGCGCCAGTGGCGGGGTAGATGTTGACCGGGTTGGTGCCACGGTTCACCACCGTTACCCGCGCACCCACAAAAGCCGTCGGCAGCGTCACGCCCGAGGGGTTGGACGAAGTCGTCGTGATGATGTTGACGTCGTTCGTCAGCGCCCCCTGACCCTGAGCGTTGGTGCCAGCCGTCACCGTGGCAGCCGTCGAGTACGCCTCAAGCGACAGGGTCTTGTTGGTCAGGGTCTGGGTGTCGGTGGTGCCGACAATCGTGCCAGTGGGCGCGGTGAGCGAGGTCGTCCACGCCGACCCCGTGCTGACTGCGATGCCCGCGCCGGGATAGACCATGCCACCGCCGCTCGCGGCCGTGATGTAGTAGGACGAGTACCACTGGGTCGCGCTGGAGGCATTGAACTCCATCCAGCCGTTGACGGGGAGCGCGATGGATGCGTTGGCCGCCAGCGCGTCGATGTTGCCGCCCGTCGCCGGGTAGACGTTGACCGGGTTAGCGCCACGGTTGACGACGATGACACGGCGGCCAGCGGTGGCCGTGGGCAGCGTTGCGCCCGAGGGGTTGCTCGCCGCCGTCGTGATGACCGTGAAGTCGTTCGTGATCGCGCCCTGACCCTGCGCGTTGGTGCCCGCCGTGAGCGCCGCCGTGACAGAGTAGGTCTCGCCCGACAGCGACGGCGTCGTCAGGGCCGCGCCCGTGGCGAGCGGGATGACGGTGCCAGAGCCCGTTGTGGTGTAGCTGGTGCCCCACGCGGAGCCCGTCGAGTTGGGGATGCCCGCGCCGGGGTAGGCCGTCACGCCGCTGTTGGCGACGGTGATCGAACCCGCGCCGTTCGTGATCGTGATGCCGGTGCCCTGCGTCAGCGTGGCGCGGGTGAAGTTCGTGCCGTTGCCGATGTCGATCTGGCCGTTGGTGGGCGTAGCGGTCAGCCCGGTGCCCCCCGCCGAAATCGGCAGCGTGCCCGTAGCATTCGTGATGGGCATGTACGCGGACGAGTACCACAAGATGCCGCTGGCCGCGTTGAACTCCATCCACCCATTGACCGGGAGGCTAATCGCAGCGTTAAGCGCAAGCGCGTCGATGGAGGCGCTGGGCGAGGGATAGACATTGACCGGGTTCGCACCGCGATTGATGACGATGACGCGGCGCCCGGCCGCCGCAGTCGGAAGCGTCACACCCGACGGATTGTTTGCCGCCGTCGTGATGATATTGAGGTCACTGGTCAGATTGAGCGAACTCTGGGCGTTGGTCCCCGCAGTTATCGTATTCGTGGTCGAATACTGCTCGCCCGACATCGTCTTGTTGGTCAGGGTTTGCACGCCGTCCGTCGTCACCGCGCGCTCAGCCGGGTACGTGGCGAATACGTTCGAGGTGCCCGCCAGCGTGATGGCCGCGCCAGCGTTGCTCGAGGCGAGGATCGTCGTGCGCGCGAGCGTGGGGCCCGTCGTCGAGTACGTGCCAATCCCGACTTCCCAATCGGTGCCGCTCAGCAGCGTGTAATAGGTCGTGTTGGTGTTGCCGATGATGGCGAACGACTGATAGCCACTCACGGCCCCGGCAAGGGTGATGGTGCCCGTGCCGGTGGTCGTGGTGGTCTCCTGCACGCGGTCGGCGAGGATCAGTGCCATTCGTTATGCCCCATTGCCGGATTGCGCCGACAGCACGCTTACAGGGTGAAGATGCCCGACGCGTTCCACGTGATCGTGATGTCGCCGCCGTTGGGCGTGACAGGCAGACCCGTGACCGAGGTGTCGAGGTACGCCACCAGCGGCGACGTGGCCGCCGTGCCGGTGTCGATGTAGATCACCAGCTTGGTCACCTGCGCGCCGGTCACGGCCGAGAAGGTCACGTTGCCGCCACTGAAGGTGCCGTTGGTGAACGTCTTGCTGCCGATGGTCTGCGGGGTGCCGACGACCGAAGCCGACACGGCCGAATAGAACTGGTCGGTCGAGGCGTAGGTATAGCCAGCGGTGACCAGCGCGACCTTGACGGTGCCAGCCGACAGGTTGTTGTTCGCGGTGAACTGGAGGAGCTGTTCCTTCCACTTCGGGTAGAGAGCATTGGCCATGAGTTATTCTCCGATCAGCACTTGCCGCCGCGCGGCATGGCGGCGAGGCCACCCTTGGCCTTGTGACGCAGCTTGTTGAGCACGGCTCCCGCAACGCGTTCGCCAGCGGCCTTCGAGCCGTATTCCTTCGCGGCGCTGGCCGCGATCTTGCCGAACTGCTTGCCCGGCTTGCCGATGTCCTTGCCAGCGGCGGCCTTCACGGCCGAGTACGACTTGGTCGCACCGCCCTTGGCCATGGTGGCCTGCGGCATCGAGGGCTGCGGGGTGACGGCCGGGGGCATGCTGGCCTTCTTGGCCTCGCTCAGCGAGATCGCGATAGCCTGCTTCGGGTTGGTCACCTTCGGGCCGCGCGGCGAGCCGCTGTGCAGATCGCCAGCCTTGAACTCGCCCATGACCTTCGCGACCTTGGCCGCGCCCTTCACCGAGCCGCCCTTGGCGTAGCACGAGCCGCCCATCGAGTAGTGGGTCTTGGTGGTGTTCTTGAAACCGTCCATTGCCTTATCCTTTGTCGCGGGCTGCCGCCATGTTGTCGATGAGGTTCGGGTACGGGCGACCGGCAGCGGCTGCCCTAGCCTTAGCAGACTTTTTCGCGCGAACCGATAGGCTTTTCGGCTTGCCCGCGCTGGCGGGGCGCTTTTTGTCCCAGACGGCCAGCTTACTCATGCCCGCAATCCCACTTGCGCAGCGACAGCGCCTTGCGCGTCGGCTTGCCGTTTTCGTCCTTCAAGGGCCCCGGCATGCCGCTCATGCGGGCGCAGAAGCTCTTGCGCCGCGCGGCCGCCTTGGGCGACGCAGCGGCCTGCTTGGCGCTGACCGGGGGCTTGATGTCGTGCCCCTGAGCCTTCAGCGACGCGCGCCCCTTGGCGTTGAGACCGCCCTCGGGGTTCTGCCCCTCCTTGCGCGTCCACGCGCCGCCGCCAGTGGCGTAGCGGGTGCGGGTGGTGTTCTTGAAGCCGTCCATCGCCGGGCCCTACTTTACCGCGAAGCCGCCGCGAGCATACGCCTGTCGGCCTACCATCTCGCGCATGTGATCTGCCTGAGTGTTGATGAAGTCGACGTCGTGCTGATGTCGGTCCTGCGGCGCCGCAATCGAGGTGGCGAGGCCGCCCTCCTGAAAGTGGCGCACGAGCCCGATGCGGGCGTAGCCGCCCGTCTGGGGGCCGTAGCCCGCGCCAGCCGTGACGCCGTTGTTGCCGTATTCGACGCCCCCGCCGACGCCCTGCCCCGGCGTATAGGTCACGCCGCCACTGACCGGGCCGCGACCGTACTTGGCGCCAAGCTGGGCAAGCCGGAAGAGCGGGTTGACGTTGGCGTTAATGTCGAGCTGGCCGCCCGCCACGGGCGCGCTATAGCCTGCCCGTGCCCCCTGAAAGTTCAGGGCAGGCCCGACGTTCGCCGCAAGCTGCAAGTGCCCCGGCCCGGCCTGCGCGCCCATGGTGGGCGACACGCCCCCGAAGCGCCCAGCCATGGGCTGCGGAGCCTGCGGCATCATGCCGGGCTGCATCGCGCCCGGCTGGGGCTGGGGAGCGCCAAGCGGCGGCGCGCCGAACTGCGCGCCGGGGTTGGGCTGACCGGCGGGCAACTGGTACGTGTTCAGGCCCAGCGCATCGTCGATCTGCATCTTGTCGAGGGCGAACGTCATGGCCCGTTACGCCGCGTACGACTTAACCATCTCGAGGATGATGGTGTACGCATCACCCGCCGTGGCGTCGAGAGTGGAGAAAAGCACGTCGCCGGTCTTGCCCGCGCCCGCGTTGTTCCACAGGCCGCCGAACATGGAATAGTCGGCGATGTAGTTGATGTTCTGCGGCACGACGGTGATCACCACATTCGGGGTACCGGCCCAGTACATGGCCACTTCCATGCCGTGGGTCATCGCGTCGATCTTGGTGATGGTGACGCCAGTGCAGGCCTTGCCAGCGTAGCTGGGCTTCAGGTTGGCCACGACCACCTTGGGCACCAGAACTTCGCCCGTGCCGTCCGACATATTGGTGAACTTCAGGATGGCGGAGTGGTCGCCATCGAACAAAACCTGCGTTGCTACTGCGTCCGCCATGGGGCGTTCCTTCTGCAAAATGGGGGCCAACCGCTAGGCCGACCCCCACTCTATACCACCGCTTTAGCGGATAGTCATCAGTTCTGCGCCGTGGTCTGCACGTAGCGGTACGTCACGCGAACCTGACCGGCGGTGGGCTGGCCCACCGAGGTAACGGTCGCGACGACGGGGCCGACGGTGCCGGTGTTCGCCATGGCGGCGAGCTGCGCAGCGGTGAAGGTCGGAAGGGCACGCCCCGCCGTCTTCGCGCTGACGCCGCTCGCGTAGGTGGTGTCACCCGACGAGGTGCCGACGCTGACAGTGGCCGAGGTGGCGCTATTGTAGGCCGTCAGCACATCCACGATGACGTCCACAATCTGCGAATTGTACGGCAGGTTCACCGAGGCATTCTGCACCAGCGTGGCGTCATAGTTGATGAGGACGGTCTGCGACAGCACCGCGAGGCCGACGTTCGGACCACCAGCCATGCCAGCGGGCTTGTCGCCCGAGGCCAGCGGACCGCTCCAGTAGGTCTGAGACATCTGTTTTCTCCTTCAGAGAAGAGAGGGGGGCCGGAGCCCCCCGCTCAGGTTAGATGCCCGGAGTGCCGTACACGCCGCGCGGATCGGTCCAGCCAAACGCGTAACGCTCGGTGGCCTTGTACCGCATGCTGTCGGTTTCGAAGTCGCCTTCCATGCTCTTCTCGAGGCCGCGACGCATCGCGAGCTTGAGACCCTCGGGCGCATCGGTCTGGACCCACCAAGCGGTGGTCGAGGTGATACGCGAGAGGTTGGCCTGACCGCCGTCCAGCAGCCCCATCGACTTGACGGGGTTGATGTCGTTGTTCGCGGTACCGGCGCGCAGGACCGACTTGAGCAGCACTTCCGACTGGAAGACATTGCTCGGGCCGACGACCAGCTTCTTCGGGGTCAAGCGGATGCGCTTGCCGTTGTTGTCCACCGCGTTGCGGATTTGAACCAGAAGCTGCTCCAGCGAGGTCTGCGACAGGTTGGCGGCCGTCGAGAGCTTGTTGCTGAAGGTGCCGTTGGCAATCGGGTGATTGGTGGCCACCAGCTCAACGCCGTCGCCACCGGCATAGGCCGAGGTGAACGAGCGGTTGAGGATGTTGGCGCCAAGGGTTTCCTTGGTTTCAATCAGCGACTGGGCGAGGTGACGCGCATAGGTCTGGCCGATGCGGATGTGGTCACCGTCCTCGACAAGGACCTTGGTCAGCGCGAAGGCCAGACCGTAGACCTTGTACAGGTAGCGCTGAATGAACAGCACACCACCCGACTGGTAGGTGACCGGCATGCCGTCAGGCAGTTCCGGCGCGGCGCCGAAGCCGTAGAGCACCGGCTCTTCGTGGTAGTTCCGGGGGATACCCTTGAACTCCTTGAAGACCTGCGACCATTCGTCTGCACGCTGGTCATAGATGCCGTTGAACTCTTCGTTCAGGATCGGCTCGACGATGGAGCGGAAGTCAGTACTCCGCATGGGCATAGCCATTGTTCAAGCCCTCCTTAGTAGGCGTTGATGGTCGCGACGTTCTGATGCTTACTGATCTGCACCAGAGCATTGACGTACGTGTCACCCCAAGCGTTGTCGGGGCCGGGAACGATGCCGATGAGACGGAGCTGGCCAACGCCAGTGGTCGTCACGGTCGAAACATCGAGCGCCATCGACGACAGGCCGGTGGTGGCGTTGCCGTTGGTGATGGCGGTGGTGTTGTACTGCGAACCGATGTCGCTCACGTTCAGAGCAGCGTTGCTCTGGATTTCGTAAGTGATGCTCGGGTCCAGCGTCACGTAGGCAACGATGTCGGTGCCCACAGTGGCGGCAGTCCACTTGTTGGAGATGCGACGGCGACCGTCGCTGTCGGTCCATTCGACGCCCTGAAACGAGCCGACGAAGGCAGCGCCGACGGCGGCCGCGACGATGGACCCCGAAGTGGCGTCAACCGCGACGGGCTGGTTCTGGTAGATGGTCGTGTTGTACCCGGTGGCAATGGTCATCGCGAACGGACGGATGACGCCCGACGGATGGTTGACAGGGACCAGACCATACGGAGATGCAACGCTACTCATAGCTGATTACCTCGTGATGGGTGGGGTGAAACCCACTCAGGAGAAGGCCCCCTGCGTGGGCTTGTAGCGATACATTTCCTCCATGCCGTCGCCCTCGATCAGCTTGCTGCCGGACCGCTCCGCCTGATCGCGCATGAGCTGCGCGGTCTCTTCGAGCTTGTCCTCTTCACGCAACGGGGCGTCGTAGTGAGCTTCCTTCATAAAGCGCTGGTACAGGCTTTCGGGCAGCTTAAACGCGATCATCTCGTTGACGCCGATAAGCCCGGCCCATTCGCCGGTCTTGATCGAAGCGTACTCCATTCCGGGGACCTCCGAAGCCTTGACCGGCTCGTAACCGAGCTGGACGCGGCGGTGGATCGGGTCACGCGGATTGGTCGTCGTGAGCCAGCACACATGATAGCCGGGGATATTCGGCAGATCAGGAAGTGCATCGTTGTACATCTGCATGCGGAACATTTCCAACCGCTCGTCTTCGCTCACCTCGCGGTTCTGGGTGACCTGACGGTCCTCCATCCCCCGGCTGCGCCGTGCGGCACCAGTGTCCCGGCTCAAGCGGGCATCAGAAAATTCTTCAGTCATGTTGTCTCACTCCATTACAATGAATTAGCGAGCCGAACTTTGCTTGTCGTATTCCTGATACGCCTTCAGCATTCGGTTCCGCGCGACGGGATCATCCCAAATGCCTGCCTCGATCATAGCAGCCTTTCGGTCCGGTGTCACGTACACTTCTTTACGGGTGCTCGCGGGCGCGTGCTCACGCCCGTTGCCCGTCGGCGGGGCCTTGCGCTTCGGCGCGGCCTGACGCCCCTCGGAGGCGCCATTGTCGCCGATGCGGGCGGCCACACGGCGCGTCAGCTCTTCCCAGTAGCTGTAGTCAGCCGGGTTGTAGCCCTCGCGCACCAGACCATCGTCGATGGCCTTGGTGATGCGGCTGTCCTCGTCGCGCCCATTGGGATCGTACCACGGGTTGGCCTTGACCCACTCGGCCGCGTAGTTGGTCACGCGCGGGTCGATCTGGGGCTTGGCCGCCTGCTCGCGCACCTGCGAGAGCTGGTGCTTCGAGGCCTGCAACTGGTTGGCTGCGGCGATGGCCTCGTCGCGGATGCGCATGGCGGCGATCATGTCATCGCCGTTGCCCGCCTCGGCCGCGCGGGCCATGATGTGCTCGGCCTGCCGCACCTCGTTCATCGCCTGATGGAGGCGCGCATCGAGGGTCTGCTCGTTGGTGCTCAGGGCGTGGTTTTCGACGCTCTGGAGGCGGCGCATCATCTCGGCGTTCTGCTGGCGCAGGAGAGCGAGTTCGGCCTCGGCCTTTTCCTTGGCCCGCTTCTGAAGCTCGCGCCGCTTGGCGCGCTTCTCGCGGTTCTTGCTCTTGCCCTCTTCGATGTCGTCGTCGAGGTCGTCCTGACTGTCGGCGAGCCGCTCGCCATCGTCGTGCTCGTCGTCCTCCTCATCGTCGGCCTTGGCCTTCGCGTCGCCTTCGTCGGCGCCGGGCAGCTTGTCGGTCTCGATGATCTCGAACTCTTCGTCGTTCTCGGTAATGGTATCAGCCACGGTTCATCTCCTTCAGATGTAAGCCTTCATGCTCAGCGGATCGCCAGTGATCCGCCCCAGCAAGTCGAGGTCGTTGAACATGACGAACATGACCTCTTTCCCGTCCACCTCGACGTGCCACTTGTCGCCGCCGTACTTGGGCGCGCGCACGAAGTCGCCGACCTTGCACCACGACCCCTCGGGCCACGGCTCCATGGTGTTGCGATTGTGGAAGGCGAGAGCGCCGACGGCCACGACCTTCGCGGCCTGCGTGTTCCAGCGCTCGGTTTCCTGCGTGTCCTCGGGCAGGATGATGCCGCCAGCCGTCTTGCTCTTGGCCGTGCGGATTTGCACGATGACGCGCGAGCCGAACGGCTCCACGCCCGGATCGACGGCGGGGAAGGCCTCATCGAGGCTCCCGTAGTCGAAGGTGACCTTGTTCAGCGTATATTCCTGCATGTGTGCTCCCTTTCCGCAGGTTAGAGATCGAAGTCCTTGCGTTCCCGCTCGGCGACCATCTCGATCAGTGTGGTCTTGGCCAGTTCCAGCCCCGCGTACATGCCGACTGCTCGGCCGTAATCGAAACCGTCCTTGCCGGTGGGTCGCTCCAGCGCCTCTTTCGCAAGCTCTGCCTGCGCCGTCTCCAGACGCTGGAGCAATCTCTCAATTCTCACGCCGGGGTCTTCGGCCCGTCGCCGACCTTGGGCATCTCGCCCATGGCCATCTTCTTGTGCATCGGGATGGCGTCACCCGCCAGCTTCGACACGTTGCCGTTCGGGTTCGGCTTCTGCGCGTTGTTCATGGTCAGTCCTTCCAAGTCAGGGCCTTGACGGCCCACATCTGCGCGCCCTGCGCTTCGGTGATCGCGATGCTCGCAAGGCGCTTTTGCTCGGGCGACGTACTCGCCGCGCGCAACTGGTCCATCTGATCGATGACGGAGGCGAACAGCGTCTTGCAGTGCGTGACCGCAATGTCGCCGCTGGGGTTGAAGGTCAGGCCGACCGCCTTTTCGCCGTAGCTCGGTTCACGTTCCATTGCGCTGTCTCCTCACGCGTGGGGGTTGATGCCGGTGCCGGTGGAGAGCGGGAAGTGCTTGCCGGTGTTGATCTCGGCAGCCGCCAGCTCCATCGCCGTCTGGTTGTCTTCGCTGTTCATCTGCATGCGCGCCTGCATCTCGGCGACCGTGCGCTGGTCGGCCGCGTTCTCGCGCTGCTGCTCCAGCACCTGCTGCGACTGGAGCTTTTGCGCCTCGGACTGCTGCTCCAGCGCCAGCTTCTGCTGCTCGAGCTGCGTGTTCTGGGCGTCGGTCTGCGCCTTCTGGGCCAGCTTCTGCTGCTCGGTCTGGGCCTGCATCTGAGCCGTCTGGAGGGCGGCCTGCGTCGGGTCCATCGGGTGCGGCGGCGCGAACTGCTGCATCATCTGCTGCGCCTGCTGGATCACCTGCGGCAGCGAGGCGAAGACGTCGTCGCCCTTCTCGACGACCATGGCACCGGCCTCGGCCAGCATGCGGTCCAGCGCCTTGCGCGCCTCGTGGTCGCCCTTGATCTGCTTCATGCTCTCGCTGACGTCGGTGCCCGTCGCCTCGTTGGCCACGGCCAGTACGCTGGACGCGTACCACATGGCGATGTGTTCCTTGAGGTGGTTGAGCATCACGGGCAGGAAGGCCGGTGCGATCAGGCTGTTCATGCCGAAGGCCGGGCTGCGCATGTAGGACAGGTGCGTCTTGAGGTGTGCGATGTGGTCCTGTTCGGGGAAAGCCGTGACGGCCTTGCCCATGGTCGCCGACACGTTCTCGGCCACCGCATTCAGCTCCTGCGGCTCGACGGGCGGGTTGAGCAGGCCTTCCGCGTTCGGGATTTTCAGCGTCTCGAGGATGCGCTCCTCGACCTTGCGCTGGTTGTAGAGCTGCGGGAGGAGCTGCGAGCGCTGGGCCACGGCCTGCACCTGAGCGAAGCGCTGCGCCTCGCTGAAGATGTTCGGGTCGGACACCGGCACGACGTCCATCGGCCCCTCGAAGTCCGCGCGGGTGGCGATGTCCTCGCCCACCTCTTCGCGCGTCTCCTCGTCGTCGAGGTACATGCCGTTGAGGCGGTGCAGCACCTTGAGCATGCGCGCCATGGCGTCGTGCAGGCGTGCGTGGATCGCCGAGAAGACGACCATGCCCTGCTCGAGGTTGGCCAGCGTGGTGCCGACCGGCGCGTTCGGGTTCGTGTCGGCCGCGTTCTCCATGGCCGTGCGCACGACGCCCTGACCGGCGTCAACGAGGAAGCCGAGCAGCTCGAAGAGCACGGCGCTGGGCGGGTTGAACGGCAGCGGCATCGCGATCTTGCGGATGTCGTCGACGTTGAGACCGCCCTCGATCTCCTCGACCTGCGTCGGGTGGATGGTCAGCGACTGGCCGCCACGCGATCCGCCCTTGAGCTTGAGCATGGTCGGCGCGTTGTTGATGTGCGCGCTGTCGAGCAGGGCGCGCAGGGCGCCGGTCGCGGCCGCGCTCAGGCCGCCGATCATGTGCGGCAGGCCGATGGGGTACGCGCCGCGCCACGGGATGAAGGGAAACTCGATGAACCAGACCAGCTCCTCGCGGCTCTCGTCCAGCTCGTCCCAGTTGCGGTAGATCGCAAGGACCTTGTTGCTCGTCTTGTCGACCGTGACGATGTACGGGGCCAGCTCGCCGTCCGTCCGGCTGTCGCCGTCGATGCGCAGCAGGGCGTGCGTCTCGTAGACGGTGCGCAGGCCGTCTTCGTTGTAGCTCGTGTCGGTGCGGCCCTCGATCTTGTCGTTGGCCTTCTGCACGATGCTCGGCTCGGGCTCCATGCTCGGCGCCACGAGGTCCACGTCGCGGTACATGCCGCTCTTGACGCGCTGCTCGTAATCCACCTGCGTCAGGTACTGCACGTGCGTCTTGCGTTGCGCGGTGTAGAAGCTGGTCGCGGCGTAGGGCAGCAACATGTCGTCGATTGCAACGAACAGGAAGCCCGGCCGGTTGCGGGCGTTGTCCCAGCTCAGCTTCATGTACTGGGCGCCGCCCAGCGGCACCTGCGTCAGCATCTGCTCGATCTCGGCACGCGCCTCGGTGCACTGCACCGTGAGCTGCCAGTTCATCATGTCCGACTTGCGCTTGGCCTTCTTGACCTTGTCGGCCGTCACGTCGCCGGGGATGAAGTCCTTGGCCGGTCCGCTGGGCGGGAACAGCTCCTTCATGGCACGCGCGGCGAAGTCCACCGTCGCCGACACCATCATGGGGTGCACGACGCGCGAGGCGCCGCTGAACTGCGCGCCGCCCGGCGCGTCGTCGCCCAGCCCGGTCCGGCGCAGGCCTTCCTCGTACTGCTCGTCGCGCTTCTTGCGCGCCTCCTTGTCGCGGCTGATCAGCTCGACCAGATCGGTCGCCAGCCGGTTCAGCTCGCTGTCGGGCAGGCTGTCGGCGAGGTTCTCGAGGAAGTCCTCGGAGCGCTGCGCCTCCTCGTCCTCGATGCGCACGATGGCGCCGCCGTCTTCGGTGTCCTCGACCTCGTCCTGCTCGTCATCGCCGGGCAGCTCGACCATCTCGCCGTACTCGGCCTCCTGACCGTCGTCCTGATCGTCGATGTCGTCTTCGTTCATGGGTCGGTCCTAGCTCGCGTACGGGTTGCGAATGATCTTGGGCGGCGGGCCCGCGTTGTCGTTGCGTGCCTCCTTTACCATCGTGATGAGGCCCTTGTCGAGCATCAGCCGCACGCACTGCGTCGTGGCGTCAACGAAGTCGTCGTGCTTGATGCTTCCGGTGCCCGTGAAAGCGCACAGTTGCGCCAGCAGCGGCTCGACCCAAGTGCGCGGGCGGCCGGGGAATTTGTCGCTCTCGGGCAGCCAGACGCGCCGACGCGCGAAGACGTGGCTGACCATGTGCAGGCGAGCCAGCTTGTCAGCGCGGCCGGGGTTGTACGCGTAGGCCTCGATGCCCTCGCGCTCCAGCATCTGGCGCAGGCTGATGCCGCTGCCCTTGTCCTCGATCAGGCACAGGTCCGGCTTGCGCCCCGACGTGATGGGCTTGGCGCCCCCGAACATCGGCTTGATCAGCGCCGTGTCCTGATCGTCGCCGTAGGCCACGTTCAGCTCCTTCTTCACGCGCTTGATCAGGTCGGGCATACCCATCTGCTCGGACCAGCAGTCCAGCAGGATCAGGTTCGTGGTGCGGTCCTTGTCGCGCCCGCCGCTGGTGAAGACGCCCATCACGACGCAGGCCGTGCTGTCCGGGTCGCCGCTCTTCTTGTCGTACGTCGCCTCGGTGAAGGCCGTGTCGAGGCTGAGCACGATGTAGTCCAGCGGGGGCAGGGGCGTCTTGGCGGGCCACAGCCGCATCCAGCTCCGGCGGATGATGCCGCTCTCTTCCGGGTCAATCAGCTCGCCGTACAGCTCCTGCCTGCCCAGCGTCGTGCCCTCGTACTGCTCGAGGTTCTTGAAGAACGTGTCGGGCAGGTTGGCCTTGTTGTCGAACGTCGAGCCGCGCACCAGCACGCGCCCCTCCTTCGGGGCGCTCAGCTTGCGGATCAGCTCCTTGGGCTTGGGCGTCGTGGTCCACAGCACCTGCGGCCGGGCGCCCAGTCGCATGCCCATCATGGCCATGTCCCACGTGTCGCTGTCGTACTGCCACGCGGCCAGCTCGTCGAACCAGCCGCGACAGTGCTGCGGGCCGCGCAAGCGCTCGGGCTTCTCGGCCGTGAAGCCACGGATCGTCGAGACGCCACCTGCAATGTTTCGCATCTTGATGATCATGTCGGACTTGTTGTGCTCGACCAGCAGCTCGGGCGGCAGCACGGACAGGATGCCGCTCTCGCCCTCGAAGCAGGTAAACTTCACGTCCTGATACGTCGGCGCGATGACGCAGCTATCGAAGCCGGTGGCGTCCTCGTACACGGCGCGCGTGAGCCACTCGGCGCCGACGCGCGTCTTGCCGAAGCCGCGCCCGGCGAGGTAGCCGCACTCCGACCAGTCCGTCTCGGGCGGGAGCTGCGACGGACGCGCCGTCTCGACCCACCGACGCTGCCAGTCCACGAAGGCGAGCATCTCGGGCGGCAGCTTGGCCAGATCGGCTACGAGTTTGTCGGGGTCCATCAGCCCTTGCGGTACAGGTCGAGCGTGTCGCGCAGCTCGAGGTTCATGGCCTTGACCTTCTCGAAGCGGTCCTCGACCAGCAGGGCCCGGTGGCGCCAGAAGTCCCGCTCCTTGCGCAGGTCATCCCGGTGTTGTTCGACGGCACGCAGCGCGCGCCACGGGTTCCAGATCACTGATCCCGCTTCCCGGCACGCAGGGCGGCCGCCACGCTGGCCGCGATCTCGGGGGCGTTGCTGTCCACCTTGAGGGTCTCGCCCTCCTTGTTGCCCACGTCCACCGTCTGCTTGTTGCCGTACTTCTTCGGGTCCCAGCAGGCCAGCAGCTTGAGGCGCGTCTCGATGCGCAACTTGCTACGCAGGATGTGCTCGGTGTTGACGACCTCCTCGGTCGAGCCGTTTCGCCGATGACGCTGCATCCAGTCGTTGGTGCCGTCGTCCGCGATGCCCAGCACCTCCTCCGCCAGAGCGTCGAAGCCCAGCTCCCGCGCACGCGTGACCTGTGCAGCAAAGTCCGGGTCGGACGCGATCCAGTCGTACACCGTACGCCAGCTCGGCATGCCCTCGCGGCGGCACAACTCACGCAGAGGCACGCCATCCGCCAGACCGTCCAGCAGGACGGCCGCCGCCGCAGGGGTTCGGGTGGGACAGGCTCGTTTCGAGTAGGGCCGCTTGGCCATCTGCATGCTCCGCTGCTTGGCAGGACTACCAGTAGCCGCACAGATAGCACCTGCCACGTCACACGACAAGGGCAGGCGTGTCACACGTGGTGCAACACGACGGCGCGCACAGCACAGGATCGACGTCTGGAAACGGCGGAAATGCGACGTGCAACGTGTGTCACGCCGTCACACGACACCGGCCATATCGAAGATATGGACCGTGGTGTGCTGTGACAGACCGGCTGCAACACCATGTCACACGTAGTCAGACGTGGCATGTGACACCCCCGAAACCCTAGGATTTCCGCCACTCTGACCACTTGGCATCTTTTGCAAGTAGTGTCACACGTGACACTCAGCCTGTCACGTGACATGGTGTGACAGGGCCCAAAAAGATGTTGCATAAAACAGCAACTTGCAACTTTTTTCACGTTTCTTGCCCATGCCCACTTGACCGTTTTAAACCACGCGCTTACAAGAGCTCATCAGCAACGGAGACACGCCATGACCGACCAGCCGACCATCATCTTCTACGCCATCGAGGCCGCCGCCGCCGAAGCCGAACTGGGCCTTGTAAGCTGCCACGCCGATGACAAGTTCCTGATCGTCGAGTTTTGGGCCGAGGCCGACCAGTACGAGATCAGCGGCGGTTTCAAAACCCGCGCCGCCCTCGACGAAGCCCTGAAGGGCGAGACTTTTTCTTGGTACTGACACCCAGCCAGCAACGGAGACACGCCATGACCGACACTACCTACACCGGGATTTGCCAAGCATGCGGCCGCCGTCAGGCTGTCCACGTGCACGGCGGCAAGATCGCCAAGCACGGCTACACCACCGACTGGGGCTTCTTCAACGGTACCTGCGGCGGCTCGGACCACCTGCCCCTTGAGCAGGACGACGCCTACAACCTGACCGTCGTCGCCAACCTGCACGACTGGGCCGCCAAACTGATCGACGAGGCGGCGGGTGAGATCACCACCGTTCCGGTGCAAGTCACCACTGACCAGCTCGACGCGTACGGCCGTCGCAAGAAGGCCATCGTGCAGGTCAATGCCGACGAGTGGGCCGCGCGCCGCGACTGCTACGGCACCTTCGAGCAGGCCGTCGAGCGCGTCCGCTTCGGTCTGCGCCGTCAGGCTGAGCTGGCCGTCGCTCAGGCCGACGAGCTCGACGGCCTGCGCCGCAAGGTGCACGGCCACCCCCTCACCCCGCGCGCCGAGGAGGCGCCCATTCAGCGCGAGACCTATGGCACGTATGCCGAGGCGTACGCCCGCGTCGAGGAGCTGAAGGCCGCCGGGCGCAAGGCGCAGCAGCGCCGCGACCGCTGGCTCCGCCAGTACCACGTTACCTACCGCTGACCACCAACCGGGGCGGCTCCGGCCGCCCCACACCAACGAAGGAGCACACCACCATGGGTAATCAAGCAGTCATCACCACCGCCCCGTACAAGCCGGGCAACGTCGGCATCTACGTTCACTGGAACGGCGGCCGCGCATCCATCGAGGGCTTCCTGCGGGCGGCCAAGGAGCTGGGCTACCGCCCGCCCCAGACCGACAGCAGTTACGCCCTCGCCGGGCTGGCAGGCCTGATCTGGTCCTACATCGGCACGGACGGCACCAGCGTCGGCGTCGGCCTGTGCAAGGACCTCGACTGCGACAACGGGGACAACGGCACCTACCTGATCGGCGGGGACTGGGAGATCGTCGGCCGCAAGTTCCACGAGGGGCCGGAGGAGATCAACGAGGCCAAGACGGCCGCCATCGCCAAGTGCCTCAAGGTCAAGGCCAAGGCGGCCGCCGACGCCCAGATCGAGGAGAAGCAGGTCTAGCGAATTATTGTGCCCGCCCCCTCTTGACCGGGTTAAGCGCCTGCTTTAAGAGGGGGCATCAGCAACGGAGACCTACCATGAGCACTGGCATCCAGAACCGCATCGGCAACTACCTGCACGCAGACGGCGCCGCGCGCCGCTACCTGATCGACGGCACGCACTACATCATCGGCATCGCCGGGGCGTACGACGCGTACGGCCTGATCGGGCCCGAGCACAACGGCCTGTTCATCCTCGACGATGACGACAAGCGCGTCATCCTCGACCGGCACTGCGAGATCAGCTCGGGCTACCACGGCCCCAGCCGCGAGCAGTGGGCGGAGTTCAAGCGTGTGGCTGAGCTGCCCGCGCCCGCCTTCCGCAACTTCATCCGCAACCACCCGCGCTATCGCGGCGACGCCTGAGAGGAGCACCATGCGCAACTGGTTCCCCACCCTCAACGACGCCCTCGACGCGGAGGGCCTGTACCTGCTCTGGCCCGTCGGCGTGAACATCGCCTACGGCCAGACCGTCAGCCTCTCGGCAGGCGGCCGCTGGATCAGCATCTACCGCGACGAGCGGGGCCTGTACGAGCGCCCCGTCCACTACGCCACCAAGGTCCCCGAGACCTATCCTCTGGAGTACGCAGCATGACCGACTTCGACATCGCCGACCACGGCTCGCTCATCATCCTGCGCCCGGTCTCGGCCGAGGCGCGGGACTGGATCGACGACAACCTCGACCCGAACACCCAGTGGGGCTTCGGCGGCGCCGTGATCGAGCGGCGCTACTTCCAGCCCATCTACGAGGGCGTCGTCAACGACGGCCTGACCATCAGCTAGGAGCACAGCATCATGACCGACTACGTCCACGACCACTTCGCCCGCCACCCCGGCACCATACGCCGTGGCATCACTTGCGCCGACGGTTTCTCGATCAGCGTGCAGGCCAGCAGCTTCCACTACTGCTCACCGCGCGAGGACAACGCCGAGCGCTACGACAGCGTCGAGGTGGGCTTCCCCGAGCGCCCCGATGGCACCGGATACCGCATCCGCTCGTTTGGCAGGGGGTCCAGAGGCATCTACGGCTGGGTGCCGGTCTCGACCGTCAACCGCTGGATCAAGCGTCACGGGGGGCTGGCGGCATGAGGCTGTACCCGACCGTCCCCAAGCGCGCTTGGGCCAACGCTCCGTCCACGCTCCAGCCCGAGCACAAGTGGCACGGTCGGCTGGTGCTGGCCGTGCGCGACCGGCCCGGCTGGGCGCGCGTCTACTTCACCGAGGGGCACATCGTCAGTGCCAGCATCCCCACCAACGCCCTCGCCGAGGGCTGGCCCGCTGAACAGGAGACCTGAGCCATGAGCATCCGCTACCCAGTTAGAGCCGCCGTGCGCAGCAATGCGAACGACATTCCGAAGCCCAAAACCCCGCACAACACCATCGGTATCTTTGACGATTTCGGCTACTGGGTGACCTTTGGGTACGGCCCCCTTGAGCTGCCGGGCGACAACCTTGACCTCGGCAACAAAATCGCCGCCTTCATCAACAAGGCGTACCGCGATGGCCAAGCCGACGCGCAAAAGACCCTGCGTGAGGCGCTGGGCATCGTACAGGAGGACTGAGCCATGAAACTGACACCCGACGAGATCGACGAAGTCACGGCCACTTTCGCGCGCAAGCTAGACTTGGCCGAGCGTGTCGTCGAGGCGCTCAAGAGCCACAACCGCGAGGGAGCCATCACCCTCTTATGCACGTGGATGGAGCCCGACGTGCTTGAGGCGATGCTGGCGAGCTGGGGAAAACTGAAATGAGCAAGAGGCGCATCCTGTGCCGCCGCTGCGGCTTCCCGCCTGAGCGCACCCAGACGGCCTACGGCCTCCGTCTGGACTGCTGCGGCCTGTGGGCGTGGGGCGAGCACCCTCTGGCCGACAGGGCCACGCACGAGGCGCGCAAGGCGGCCCACGCCGCCTTCGACCCGATCTGGAAGCGCGGACACCTCTCGCGCGGCGAGGCGTACCGCCGACTGGCCGAGGCCATGGGCCTGTCGTCCGACGAGTGCCATATGAAGCTGATGACGGCCGAGCAGGCCAGCCGCGTGCCGGACATCGCCGCGTGCCTGCTGGCCGAGGCCCGCGCCCAGAAGCTGGAACAGGGCGGCATGCGCGCCGACCGGGCCCGGATGGTGGCCGTCGCCGAGGCTTCGGGGCACTTGCAAATTATTTCGGGCTAGGGG